TCAGTCCCTTGAACCACAGTTTTCATACCATCAACAATACTCATGCTGTATTGATCACCCATCATGCGTTTTAGGTTGTTCCAGTTCATAGCCGCACGCACATGCCCTGGCATATTGGCTTTACCTAGGCGCTCTTCTTCTTTGGTATATTTAGTCAAGTTGTTTACCCGTTTAGGTGTACCTTTTTCCCACGCCGGACGCTCTGTAAACAATAATTTAAAGTCACGCACTTTGTCAATGATTGCTTCACGACCTGTACCGGTTAGCACAGATAACAAGACGTCACTTAAGAAGTCCTGGATGACCTTGGGAGTATCTGATCTCTTTAAGTCTAGGCCCATGGCTTTTACTTTACCTGGAGTGCCGTGACTATCTAAACGATGCCCTTCCATATCATAGATCAGGATAGCATAGCGTTTCTTTTTAATAAACAAACCTTTGAGCGATACACTTTCTCGTCCACCTTTGATCAATTCACCGTGACGTCGTGGAGTATGGAAAGCCCGTTCACAGAATGCTGGAAAACTTTCATTGACCTGATCTGCGATGCTGTCATATAAGCCTACAGCAATATCTTTGTTCCATTCCATCTTGCCTGCTAGAACGTCAGCACGGACCATTGGGTACGCACTAAAGTAACACGAGTCTGTATCACCGTAGATAATTGCTTCACCAGTATGATCATATATACCAGTGATGCACTCATTGATATATGCATCCATGTGACGAGCAATAGTCCGACCTGTTAACGTAGTTGACTGTCCAATACGCTTGTCAAAGAATCTACAACCTGGATTTAAGATAGCACCGTATAATGAGTTCAAGTTAATCTTCTTAACCAATTGACGCTTGTCCCAGAATGCTGTATCTTCATCAGTGACAGCCTCTTTCTTCTTAGCCTGCATGTCTTGTCGTTCAGCATACCAACGTTCTAGTAACCCTGGGATAACACCTTTGCGTTCATTATTAAAGATGGTACCGTTGGCACTGAGTATCCAAGGCTTATTACTGTCAAAGATCAGTCGCCAAACATCTGCGGCACTTAGGACATCACTTGATCCATTGGCCCAATCAATAGTAATCTCTGTACCAACTTCGCCATTCATCACTGCGGTATATTCTAAACTACCAAACAAGTTTTCCCATGCGTCAGCAAAACTGCTACCAGATGTTTGTTTTTCTTTGATATAATGTTCTGTCATGGTCTGACGCAGTTGTCCAACGATAGTCTCTGGTCCCATGTTAAGCGCACGAATCGCACTTGGATACAGTGAGTTAATGTCAATAGCACCAATATAGTCATGCATGCCTGCTTTGGGGGTTGCTACATACGCACCTGCCGCTTGTGTGTCAAACTGTTCATCACGATTACGATTCGGAACAACCATGCCCAATTGATGTGCTTCGTTAATAATAGCCTGTTCAGTGACTGCTACTGCACCCATAGTTGTCTGTAGTAGTACTGTGTTGTCATGTGCAAGTTCGTTGGCCAGGTCTAAGAAGCGTAGTTTAGTATCTAGTTTGTGTAATAAGGCTGTATCCTGTCTATTATACTCAATAAACTTGGCAAAGTCTTTGTTGTATAATTGATCTAACGTGCCTTCATACTGTGTTTTACTTTCACCTAGTTCATATTCACTGATAGCATCTAGACTGTAACTATGACGTTCTTCATAGGTATATTTACGATACAGTTGCATATAGTCCATGTGTACACGGCCAATGAGGTCGAATGTCATGTTACTAGCACCAAAGCGTTCAAACTCACGTTGCTTGGGGAACTGACCCCATAAACAGAAACGGCGTGTATCGTCTTTGCTCAAGACACGATTAGTACGCTGTACCATGTATGGAATATCAAAGCCTTCACTGTTCCAACCTGATAATATGTCAGCATCGTCGATCAAATCTAAGAATGTTTTTAGTAAATCTTCTTCACGTTCCATCAAGAAACAGTTGTCATAGTTCTTAGCAATCTCTTCAGCTGTTTCCCAGCTCATTGACTTGGGTGGAATAACCATGGTCACTAGTTTGTTTAACCAATCGAGATATACCGATACCGCGGTTATGGGATTGAATGGATCTTCCGGACGACTGAATCCTCTGACTGGGTCAAAGTCTACCTCAATGTCAAAGAATGCTGTTTGTAATTTGGGGGATTTCTGTCCTAGATAGTTTTCTTCTAGGCAACGGAACACAGGATTGATGTCACTTTCCCAGATGCGCTTACCGCTATTGATTTTAACTTCTTTATGGAATTCTTTACCTATGCGTGTGCTGAATCGTGACACGGGTGTGTCATAGATAGTGCGGAATTTACCACGGGGGTCATCGTAATAAAAAGTATAATTGGCAGGATACTCTTTGTATTCTCTTTGCCCATTCACTCGTTCAACGATGTAAATGCGATCTTTTGTTCTATCGAACAATGCGTCTACGTAACTCATATTTTTCCTTTTTGTGCGACTTCTAGCTCACACACACTCTTCATGCCCGGGTAGGCGTTTTATTAATTATAACACTAATACTCTGTAAAATCCTATACCATCAATGATAAAAAGCGTAATGGTAGTCATCAACAAGCCAAAACTGCCACGACTGATACTGGTAAACATGCTAATAGTTAATGCCACAAATATAATTGGGTAAACAACCAACCAATCAGTATAAGGCACTGTTAGGCTAACCGACAATGCTATTACTATGTTTAATAACCAATTACATATTTCTAAACATAATCTAACGGGATGGCTATGCCAATCCCTTTTAACAAAATTCCATGTCGCGTGCCAATCGATCAAACCGTGCGACCAACAGTTTCTAAAATGTCTGTGACTGTTTCGTGATCAGCGTTAGTTTCAGTTAATTTTGATTTTTGAGCAATCTTAATCGCTTTTTTGAGCAAACTAGGTTTAATTTCTAATTCTTCTGCTACTGCTTTAACCGTATCATTCAAGCCTGCGCTCAAATCTTCTACTTCTTGTAATACCGCAATACCTTCGTTAATTAACTGTGTTAGTTTAGCTTTTTGCTCGCCTGAAAACATTTTTGATGCCATGATGTGGCTCTCCTTGGTTGAAAAATATAGTATATATTAAATAATTATCTTTGTCTAGCTCATTGATAAAATAAATACTTATATGGAAATAATAGATACTACTAATTGGGGTGGAAAACCATTTGATGTTTACCAAATTTGGGAACAGAGGGAGATCCTATCTTATCAATTTGAATTTGATAATCCACCTATTTTCATTACACAAATAGTGGATTCTATAATTACCAATACGGATTTGTATTGGGGGGAACTTGAATTATTGGATCAAGCATATATACAAAAATCTCTAAGACAACACGGTATTGATTTATTGATATATAATTTAACCATTTTTCCAAAATCTACCTCAGAGATTATCCCGTATACTAAAAATTTAAATTTAAAAGCATCTCTTAAAGAAAAACTTCCAAAAATTTCTATTGTGAGGGGGGCTGGATCTGTTTGGTTTACGTTACTGTTGATAGCAGGATTAATTTACTATAAATTTGATTTGTTTTGGTGGTCAATACTTGCTAGTTGTGCTATAGCAAACACGGCATTAATGGTTATACACGACGGGTGGAGCCATAATTCAATCACTCCAAGATATCGAATAATGGGATATATATTGGATTTATATGGGTATTTATTTACAGCAACTACGTTAAGAAAAATGAATCAGAGGAAAAATATGAGCAGCGGCCATTTAATACATCATAGATATTTTTATGATATCGATAAAGATAATATTTATTGTGGGTTAAATCATAATAATTGGTTCCAATATATTTTTAGGTTCGGGCTCACTCACAATAAAAATAATGAAAAATTTGTCACCGAACAAACGGATAAAGGATTTATCCCCGTTTATAATAAAATGGATAAAATTAATAAGTGGATGGAAAATAACACTGAGTTGATGTTGGCTGTAGCTCACGTTATTTTATTTTTAGTATTGGGGTTAAAATATTATATGTACTTTGTATTAATACCACTCTGGTATTATGGCGTATTTTTATATAGATTTGTTGAGTGGTTATTTTGGAAAACAGCCAGTGATGGTCGAGATTTACCATACACATTTCCATTAATATTAGGCAATGCGTATCATAATTTACACCATAAATATCCAGATAAGGTTATAGTTGGTCCTAAACCTTTGAGGTATATTAATCCTCAATATTGGTTCGTTAAAATATTTTTTAAAAGACATGCAGAATTCTTATAAACAACCTTCGATATGGGAACAGCGTGAATTATTGTCGTTTGACTATAATATCAACCATGGCCCCACCAACGAATTAGTAGAACAAATAGTAGTTGCAATTATAAAAAATCAACCAATGGAATGGGATACTAGTCAATTGTCGTTGGTCGACGAGGCGTTAATACAAAAAAAATTACGAGATAAAAATATTGAGTTATTGTGTTATAATTTAGATTTATTTCCTACTAGTACTGATCAACTGACTCTGTACATTAAGAAAATACCGTTGAGTTGCAGTCGTTTTTTTAAAAAACAACTAGATAATATAAAATTTTATATTATTGACTATTATCCGTTACTATTAGCCACAACGGTATTACTGGGTATAATATATTATCGTGCTGATTTATTATTAGAATCATTGTTGGCCTCTTGGTTGATATGTAATTTAACATTCATTGTTATGCACGAATATTGGGCACATAATTATATCGAGCCTAAGAGCAAGCTCATTAGTTATATCTTAGATGTAATTGTCTGTGTAATAATAATGCTCCCTACAACCCCAAGAAAGACAGTTAAAACACATATATATCATCATAGGTTCTTTCATGGACCCCAAGATAATATTCAATTTGATTTAGATCATAATAATTGGTTTAACTATATTTTTAATTATAAAATGAAAACTAATGCTAAACTAAACCAGTGGTTGTTGGAGCAGTCTGATAATGACTTTGCAGTTGAATATAAAAAATTAGATAGGGTACAGAAATTCCTAGAAGATCATACAACATCGATATTAATAGTAACTCACATCATGTTATTGATAGGATTAGGTTTACACTATTATTTGTATTTTGTTTTAGTGCCTATATTATTTTATAAATTAATATTCTTTTATTTTAGCGAAGTGTTAACACATAAGATTTACAAAGATGACCGTGATATGCCTTGGGCGTATCCTATAGTTTTAAATACCGCCTATCATAACACACATCATATGCAAATCAACAAATTAGTATTAGGGCCTAAGATTCTAAGATACCTCAATCCACAGTATTATTTTATTAGGATATTTTTTAAAGTTAATGCAGAAATTATATAAGTTTATATAACTGTTCTTTATACTCTTGTATAAATGTTTTTTTATGTAAATTAAATTCGTGCCACGGTGCATCTCTGTGTAATGTATTCATCAATGTCGGCAAGTCATATCCATAATTCGCTAATGCCCATGCTGGTTGTCCGGGCATATAAAATCTATCACTGTTTTGTGATTGTTGTCTGAATGTATTTTCTAATTCTTTAGCTTCAATCTGAGACATGTGAGCATTTTTCCAAGCAATGCTTAGATTGTTCGTATCACCAACAGCAGTATATCCATAACTAGTATAATTTTTACTAATATCTGAACTCCAATTTACTAAATTAGCATTGTCGATGAACAATGTCTTAAAATCAAAACTATGCAACGGTATAGTACCGTCTTGAATTAGATTAAACGTATTAGTAACACTTTCTATACTTTCCTCTGGTAGCCCAATAATAAAACTGCCATGCATGGTGATTGTATTACCAAATTTAGCCCTGAGTTCTTGAATAGTATTAATCTGAGCCTGCGGACTATGGCCCTTGCCAATTATTTTACCTGTTTGTTTGTTTAATGTTTCGATACCAAAATAAAAGGCACGAACACCAATATCGTATAAGATATCTATATGTTTCTTTGTGGCCATTAAATCTAATCGAGTGTATGCCCAAAATTTGGGTTGGAATGTTAATTTCTTTATAGCTTCTAATATTATGTTTAATTTATAGTCGTTATCGTTGAACGTATCATCAATGATTGAATATGTGGTTACGCCAAATCGATCATAGGTATCTTGTAGTTCTGTTCGTAAAAGTTCTACGTTCTTAATAAAATCTAAATTTTGTTTACCGTTCATGCTAAATGCACAAAATTTACATTTAAATATACATCCGCGAGCAATTTCTATAGGCAAAGACCGTGCATTAACTACGTCTTCTTTTAGCCAACGGAACCCGCTATTTTGAAAATCGTAACTTTCTGCCTTGCGATCGTCGATGATAACAGTGCCCCATATGTTTTTCATACTGTGTGTCAGATCTGTTTTTTTATATAAATGATTCGCTAAATTAACTATACTAGCTTCACTGTATCCAATAAATGCATAATCTATATTTTTATTTTGGTAGTGTTGGGTGACTGTGGTCCCGCCTAGGGTGATTTTACAATTTGGGTTTAGTTGTTTGATATGGCTTACTACGCTGTCTTCAACTTGTTTTCCTTGGGGGAAAAAAGTATTGCCTGGTAAATTTGTGTATGTTATAGATCCGTCGGGGTTAATAGGAACATTAGTATTTTTAAAAAAGGTAGCACTAAACCCAACAGCCAATGTCTCATCACTGATAGCTTTGTTTAATAACTCTTTTAATTCAATTTCATCAAAGGTGTGCAGGTGATCAATAACCAGTACACTATAACCGGCAGATCTCAGTGTATGGGCACATTTGTAAGCTCCAATGGTTTTAGCAACATAGATAGTATCTACGAGGTCGGTGAAAAATATAAATTGATACATTGATAGTATTTAATCTATAGTTTGGGTGTTAAGATATTCTACATTTACGTAGGATACGGGTAGCAGTTTGGAATTGGTAAGCTAGATCATCGTATAGATCTTCTGGCGGGCGTTCAGCATAAGCACGTGATACATAAGCCATTTGCCCCATGTCACTATAATATATTTCTGTAGGCCAACGTGGGCGGCCCCACTCCATGCTGTTGATTAACAAGCATTCGTCACCGACATTTTTAAGCATTTCTTTTTTAGCTTTAACTGGAAGATTGACACTGGTTAGTAGTTTAACGCCTACTGGAACTGTGTTGACCAAGGGTTTATCTAGATAATGTGCGAATAGATGTACTATGTATGCTTCTACTTCGTGCGCCAAATTAATTGTAAGTTCGCACTCTGCTCTGCGAACGATATCATACGACTCTCTTACGTAGATATCCCAATTGGTCATTTACATTACCATTTACGGCATGACCAATAACGGGCTTTGGTACGGGGTCCTGGATTTGCGCAGTTGTGACGAGCACGGAACGAACGACGGCGTGCTGGATTTGATTTCTTAATACGCATGTTAGGATCACCAAAGTTTACTTTTTTGATATTGCCTGTGCTAGGATCTTTAACATAAACCTTAAATTTCTTAACATCGCCACGCATAGGCTTACCAAGAGGTACTTTGCGACCATGATACTCTGCTTCATCCAATTGTTCATCTTCGTTGTACCACATTTCACCATATGCTTCAAAAAATTCATCACCATGATATATTTCTTCCGCTATTTTTGATTCTGATAAAAATTCATTAATTTTCATTTGGTAACTGGTCCTCCTTCGACCCAAGCGTCACAGGTGCGTTTACTCGCACATT